AAATTATAAAATCCGTGCCTACCCTTAACGCCATTATATTTGTTTAAAAGAACATCAAATTCTTTTAATCGATCATCTCCAACAACCATGGTTACATTCACAAATCCTTCTTCATACATCGATGACATAGCATTAAAAACTGTTTTCACAGATTTGTTCAAAATAATAGAACGAGCACTACGAGGAAACATTTTTCTAACAAATTTAACCTTATCAACATATGATAAAGGATTTTTCTTAGAATCTTGTGTCTGGGACAGATAAACGCGATAAGGCATTTTTCCCGCTTTAGTCATTAATTTATCTAATAGTTTTCCATGACCAATAGTAGGAGGGTTCATTCTACCAAAAGTGAAAAAAACTTGTCTTTCTTCTTCAACTAAAAATTTACTAAAAGAATTAATCATTAACCTTTTTTCCGCGCTACTTCTTTTTTACGAATATCTTTATATAATCTACGAGCCAACATTTTTATACGTTTTTTTACAACAGGTTTATCTAAGCGTTTTTCTATTTCTTGTCTACGAGCAAATGATAATTCACTTTTATCGATGCCCTTAGTTATTTTTTTAAGAATCAATTTACGAGCCGCTTTTTGTGATCTTTTCTGAAGAACTTCAGGCTTTGCCATACGCTTTTTGGCACGATCTCTACCCAACTTAATTTTTGATTTGATTCTTCTAAACTGTCTGGATTTTGCTAGGCGTTGTCTGATATCTAGTGCTTCATTTGTTTCAAAAGACTCGCCAATTGGACCACCGTTACCACCACCAACATCTAGTTTTTTTCTACGATAAGCGCGGTAATTTGTTAGCTCATCCTCACCAGGACGATACTCCGTTACATGCATGTCATTAAATGATAGAGGATTTTGTTCTAGAGGGGACTTGCCGTCCATTTTCAATATGTCTTTAAAACGAAGCAGCTTTGACATCGTTAATTCCTTTTTAGGTTTATTCCATTATCGAGTTGGACTATCCCAACCCTTTAAAATACTGGGTGAAAAGTTGGCATATGAAAATTCCATACGATCAACAATTTTCACTGCATCACCACCAAGTTTATCTATTGCAACGTAGCCCTCTTGACCAGTAGTACGATATCCTTTGTTTGTTTTCAAAAAAGTATCTACATTGCCTAGCTTATTAAGTATATTTATAAGTTTTAATTTCGCTAATACAATTATTTTTTGAAGTTCGAATATCTGTTTTAAAGATTCTTTGTTACTTGATGAAAAAAATAAAAGTAGCTCATCTAATTTTGCTTGTTGAGCAGTTTTACCTCTTTCGGTCGACCGCTTAGATATTTCGGTACGGTATCGGCTTTTGATCCAAGATATGAGTTTATTGACATGTTGAGTTGTGTCTTGTACAACCTCACCTTTTCTAACATATGTGTTATTAAAAGTTTCAATTGTTTGCGCAAGTTTTTGATTCCTTTCAAGTTGGCGTAAAGCATTTCCGCTAATTTTATTGAATATTCTTCCAGCTTCGCTTAATAATTTATTCACTTCTTCTGTATCTTTTTTAGACATAGTATATTGAGTCAAATCTCTTAACATTGCATCTTGAGACCAAACATTTTTTGATTTTCTAAACTTACTTATATCTACGCCATATGACGCTTTTAGTCCTTCGAATGTGGATCCTGAATAGCTTGTATGCCATACGATTCCAATCTTTGCTGCCTGTACTTGCTTGGCCATCTCCGTGCCAGCCGGTACTGCATATACAATTGTATTGGGGTGAAAGGTAATATAGTCTTTACCTTTGATTTTAGATTTTTTAAGATCGGCACTAGCATATAAAAAATCACCTTGTATTATTCCTTTGATTCCTAATTCAGGAAGATATTGTAAAGCGAGTTTAAGCTTTGCATTGAGATCGCCAGAAGTATCAGCATCAATGTCATCATTACTCTTGTATATTTTGGGAGATTTGTTAAAGATCCCCTTTTTCGCCACGAAGAATCGGTTATCACTAGGATCAGTCCCAGCAAAGATAGCAGGAGCACCGTCCCATTTAACAGATACATTTCCATCATGTACTCCTCCTAACATATCTCTCATTGATCTTAATGCCATGATAGCATCGCGAGTACCATTTACACCACCATAAAGAACTTTATCTTCTATGTGAGTCATATGAGTATTTTTTTGTTCAGTAATATAAGAACTAAAAGTTTCCATTTTGTTTAAAAGACAATAATGTCTCTTCCTTTACTAGTCTTATCTGTAATGACTAACCTGCCGGCACTATCACCTCTAGAAGGAGACTTACCATATATCTTAGGTATACCATTTTTATCAGATGCTTCCGGATCGAATGTCTGATCAACTCTTCTAGCTCTTAGCCTAAAGAATAAATCTTTCGACTTTGCATACTTTTTTGCGTCAATACATTTACCATTAACAGAAAGTACACCATTATTAAAGCTTGAAATAACGTCCATAGGACCAATATACATGTAATCAATTGGACCACCCATAGGCTTATTACCTATGACAAGGAAATTCTTTTCTTTATCATTAAGTTTAGCATATGTATCAGGGACTTTATCGCCTGCCTTTAAACCTTTTTTAATGTGATTGTTATAAGCGGCTCTAAAAAATCTTGCAGAAAGTCCAGGAATGATTGCTTCAACGCCTCTTAAGCCACCACCGGCAAGAGACGGAGCACTCGGGCCTTTCATTGATAAATTGATAATACCTTTAGAAGTAAATAGTTGAACATCAGTATATGGCTCGGAACCAGATACTTGACGACCGTTATATTTCTCGGCTTTAATAACACCTAGAATAGTATCTTCTTTTGTTTTTATTGTGATTGGTTTATCACCATTAAACTTTACAGCTTGAGCAACGGCTGCAACAAAACTGTTTTCTTGTCGTTCAGCACCTAAACCAGCTTCTAGTAAATATTTTTTAAAAGATTGCATTTTATCTCCAAGTCTCTAACTTATCATACTCTATTTATAATAAAAATGAAACAAAAAAAGACGACCTAAGCCGTCTTTTTCTACTGGGAGCGTGAAATCATCGATCAGTTTTTATCAAACTCTCCATCAGATTCCCATTCTTTCCACTCATCATCTTGCGGTTTACGAGGTCTACGACTGACAGTCTTTTCACGATTCCGACGATCGTAATGGTCATATCCCGCAATCCCATTTTCTTTTGCCCAAACCGCAACCATGTCCATTTTATGTGCCTTCATGATATTTCCTTATATCGTTTTACCAATTTTTTACATTCATCAGGATTTTCTACCATCTGAACTTTAACTGCACGAAGGCGTTCTAGACGCTTTCGTTCTGCTTTTCTTAATTTTTGATTGCCTTCTAACATGGCAATTTCCCAATCAACACCAAATGAACCTTTAGTCATTACCTTGACATCACGTTCAATACTACGTTCTACACTCACTAGTTATTCTCCATCATCATAAACATTATTACAATACCAATTGCTAAACCTAACATTACGGGAGAATTAGCAGCTGCAGCCGCCGCTGCTCCTATTGCCGCTAATCCGTAAAACTTTAACATTATGCTGCCTCCGCATATTCAATTGCAGACTTTAAAGCATCGCGCTTGCGAACTTGATTGCCACCAAACCATGATGAATACAGACGATTATCTGCATTACGACCTTGAACATGATCTGTGATAAAGGTAACAGAATTGAAAGCTTGCCACCAAGAACCCTCTCCATATTCTGCACCAGGCTGTGATTCGAGAGAATCGTATGCCAGTTTAGCATTGCGTGAAAGAGTATCAGCGGTTAGTGCCTTATCTTTAACACGCTTATCACTGGTACGTGGAAAAACAGTATTTAGATATTCAATGTAAGAGTCTTGATTAAAACGCTTACCAGAAAGAAATTGAGCCATTTCCTTGTACGTCTTCATTTTTTCAGAAGCAATACCCAAAGCCTGCTTTACGGTTGACGGATTAAATTCTACACGATGCCCCATCTTAACAGAGTTAACAGATTTTTCGTCCAATGACAGGGATAGTGTATTATTACAAACCACACGAATAGGTGTAAAGCGAACATCAATAGCTTTGCCATACTGATGTGGATTAGAGAACAAAAGATATGAATCAATTCGATCGCTACCTAGAATATCAAATGATTCTTTGACCTTTGCTAAAGCCCAAACCATCTTGCCTTCTTTGAGTGAACCAGCGGTATGCATTTCCATATCGCCTTTCATTACAAATTCATGGAAGAATTCAAAAGCCTGTTCATTTTGAACGGGATTCCAATTTTCGCCAACGTTAGTCAAGATAGATCCGTCGGTAGAACGGACTAGAGACTTTTGACCAGTTGACATCTTCTTACCATTAAACTCAATGAAAGACTCAACTTCTTGAACTTTCCAATCGAGTCCAGCTTTTTGCATCATCTGCACTGGAGTTAGATCGTTTGAAACAGGAGTTCCCAGTCCATGCCAAGGAACTTCACCCGCGTATGCCATTGTTTCTACTTGATGTGCCATTATATAAATCCTTTTCACTGTCTTTTTTCATTTTATAATAGTATTATAACAGACTTTTTACTCGTTGTCAACAAAAAAATAAAATTAATTTAAATTTTTATCAAGCAACAATCTCCAGTTTATTACTCTTTTTAAGATTGGCAATTTTATCAATCAACTGACCATTCTTAATTACTGTTTTACCGCCTTTACTAAAAGGTACAATATGGTCAGCAGCCCATTTTTTATCATTATTAATTTCAGATTCAGGAATTAATTTGCCTGTTTTAGCACATTTACCATTTTGGTTTTTCCATAACTGATATCTCTGAGTTTTACTGAATAGTCTATTTTCATCTTTCAAAAAAACGACTTCTCCAATCACTTCATTTAAATCTTTTACAATATACTCATATCGAGCAGTTAACTCTGGTGAGGACATTGTATTATTACATGAAGCATAGGTACGACTTTCACCACCCTTAGTGGTCATAATCGTCTTTGTATCGCCAATTCTTTTGTTTTCTTTGGCCATAAACCAATCATAAAATTTATTTTCATCTTGGATAACATAGTTATTATCTAAAATGTGGTTATACGCCATAAACAAATTGAATAGTGTACTTGAATCTTTCAATTCACTATCTGCATTTCTGTTTACAAAGTTAGCAAAGTCTGTAATGATTTTACCTGCTCTCTTTGTTTGCATACCTACAGTTGAATTATCTTCATATGCCTTATTCTTTTCGGCAGCCTGAATTGTGACACTTGTACCGTAAGCGGTATAGATTGCCATTCCTACAATATAATCATCAACTACTCGTCTGATTCTTTGTTTATCTGTAGGAAAGACTTTGAATAACATACTGTCATATGTTTCCTTAGTAATATCTCTTACCCAACTTGCAAATGGAACCAAAATAGGATTTCTTTTTTCTTGTTGATTAAGAGTCATACCATCATTAATATTTAAGAACAATAAAGTTAAATCTGCTCTTGTAGCATTTACATATCCTGAAACGGTTACAGAAACTTCATCATTGATATAATCAA